TATTGGATGCTCAAAGCCGTTTGACAGAAAGAGTAGAGAACATGCACAAACTTGGTCTGTTATGGTGTATAACGAACGTCAAGAAGTAAAACTTTATTGCCCAGAATGTAGAAATGATCTTCAAGCATGGGCAGAAGATTTAATCAAGGAATAACAATGAACGTAGTTAAAGAACAAGTAAATCATCCAGACCATTATAATCAAGGTAAAATTGAAGTTATTGATTATATTGAAGATATTGGTATGGGTGAAGATTTTTGTGCTGGTAATGCAATAAAATATCTTTCACGTTATAAGTATAAGAGCAAACCACTTGAAGATTTGAAAAAAGCAAAGTGGTATATTGAAAGGCTAATACAAAATTATGAAAATAAAACAAATAAATGACAATAACTTTTCCGATGTTTTGGGTTCTTGCCAAAAACCACTCGTTGTAAAATTCTATAATCCAACTTGTCATTTATGTGATGGTCTAAAACCAGTATTTGAACAACTTTCAAATATGTTTAATGAATATGAATTTGCAGAATGTAATTCAAAAGAATCAAAAAAGATGTTTAAGTTTTTTAAAATATCTGGTGTTCCAACGCTTTATATTGTCAGCAAAGAATATAAGAAAGAAATTCCATACCCACAAAATCCAGACCCAGAATCTGGATATTCCCTTTTTGATATGGCAGATTTTCTAGATACTTTTAAGAGGTAATAATGTTTAAAGAAACTCTAACTTACGATGATGTTCTTCTTGTTCCACAATTTTCAGATATTGAATCAAGAAGAGAAGTTGATATTGGTAATTGGTTAGACCAAGATAGAAATATTAAATTTAAACTTCCAATCATTGCTTCACCGATGGATACTATTTGTGAAGAAAAAATGGCAATTGCTATGGCAAGAATGGGTGGTCTTGGAATTGTTCATCGATACAATTCTGTACAGAAACAAACAGAAATGGCAGAAACAATTTTAGAAAATGTAGCAGCAGAAAAGGTAGGTTTTGCAATTGGTATTAGTGGAGATTACCTTGAACGTGCAACTGAACTAGTTAGATTAGGTGCAAAAATTCTTTGCATTGACGTTGCACATGGCGACCACATCCTTATGCAACGTTGTGTTGAGCAATTAAGGAAAAAACTAGGTAATGTCCCCCATCTTATGGCAGGAAATGTTGCAACGCTTGACGGATTTAATCGTGTGGCTTCTTGGGGAGTTAATTCTATTCGTGTTGGTATTGGTGGGGGCAGCATTTGTTCTACTCGTATACAAACTGGTCATGGTGTTCCTTCATTGGAGTCAGTCTTAGATTGTGCAAATACAGATTACAATGTAGCAATTATTGCTGATGGTGGAATTAAAAATAGTGGAGATATCGCAAAAGCACTTGCAGCAAGAGCCGATTTTGCCATGATTGGTTCTATTCTTGCAGGAACTGATTGCACACCCGGAAATATCATTCTTTCTGAAACTGGTGATAGACGCAAGGTTTATCGTGGTATGGCATCAAAAGATGCACAAATGGATTGGCGTGGTAAAACTTCATCACTTGAAGGTATTTCAACTACTGTACCTTATAAGGGTGCAACTTTTGATATTGTCGAACAACTTGAAAATGGAATTCGTTCTGCATTTTCTTATAGTGGTTCAAGAACAATTGAAGAATATTGGACAAAAGCAAGATTTGTTCGTCAATCTGGTGCCAGTATGAACGAAAGTAGAACGCACATTCTTGAAAGAAATCACTAATGGATTGGAAAAGATTTAGGTTTTGGATTGAAAGACAAAAGCAAGCAGAATTAATTGTTAAACTTTTTCAAGATGGATATAAACGTCAGTCTGATTTTTTAAGGGACGTTATTGATGCTTATCTTGATGATGACCCAGAATTTAATGCTTGGATAAACAAAAAAAGAATTGAAAGAGGCAACATCAGAACAAAAGCAAGGCTTGAAAGAAAACAAAAACTAATTACTAAAGCACAAGAATTGGAAGACTTTCTTTTTTCAGAACAAGATATTAGTAATATTTTTGATATTATTGACAAAGAAAATTAGTCTTTTTGTATAATAGTTACTATTTAATTTCGTAGGAGTTTAAAATACATGGCAAAGAATACGTTACTCTCAGAAAACCAAGTTTCAAAATTTATGAAACTTGCTAATATTAAGCAAGATAAAATTGATAATTTTAAGAAAAGTGTTTTGAAAGAAAATATGGGTAGTATGCCTTCTATGGAAGAAGATGAACCTGCTGCTGACGAAGCCCCAAGTGATGTTGGTGATATGGGTACTGGTGCTGATGATATGGATATGGATATGGAACCAGAAGCACCAAATACCGAAGCAGATTTTGAAGGTGGTGCTGATGATTTTAAAGAAGTCCTTAAAGATGCATTAAGAGAAGTATTACCACAAGTCATGGCCGAACTTGAAGGCGATGAAGGTGGTATGGAAGATGAAGGTGATATGGATTTGGATATGGACCTCGCTTCCGACGAAGAAGAAATGGAAGATGAAGGCGAAGAAGAATTAGATATGGAAGATGAAGGTGAAGAAGAAGAACTTCAAGAAGCCAAACACGACAAAAAAGACAAGAAAGACGCCAAGAAAGCCCTTAAACCTAAAGGGGGTGATGCCAAAAAGATGAAAGAGGCTTTGTCTTTCGATAATATCGACTTAGTTACCGATGATGAAATAATTAACGAAGTCCTCAAACGTGTTATCCGTAGAATAGTTTAGTAAAATAATACTTGCCATGTATTTTGGGCCATGTTAGAAATAACATGGCCCTTTACTTTTAGGAACAACATGACAATTTTATCTGGTATTTTATGGTTTGTTGCTGGTGTTATGTTTAACAAAGCATTTTCCTCAATTATTGAATTTGGTATTTTAGGAAAAGCAGTTGAAAAAGTAACAAACGATTTATTGCTTGTTCTTGTTTTGGCAGAGCAAGATATTCAATTTGTTTTGGAAAGCAAAAGACTTATACTTAAAGAAAAAGGTATGTCCGAAAACGATATTGAACATTATATTATGATTCATGAAAGGTCGTTTAGAATGTGGAGAGAGAAAGTTATTGTTACCCTTGTAAATAATTACCCAGATGCATATAAGCAAAAATATCTACCATTTACAAATTGGAATGGTGCAGTTAAGCATATTAACGAAATGTTCAAAACTCAGAAAGAAGAACTTGCCAACAAACAATAGACTGGTTATACTATAATTCACAGGAGAGGAAACCAATGTCATTCAAATTCAATAAAAAGTCTGTTCCCACAAACAACGAGCCAGAAGAGCATGATGAAGATGATATGGAAGAAGGGGAAGAAGGTGGTGATTTTAATGTTCCACCCGATTTGCGAACAATTGGTCTTTTTGGTGCCGTTGAAGAAGAAAAAGTAACAGACCTTATTAGTGCAATTATGGTTCTTTCGGAACCAAAAAAGAAGAAAGTAAAAGATGAAGAAGGTAATGAAACCGAAGTAGTAGAACCCGTTAAGCCAATTGAGTTTATGCTTAATACTCCCGGTGGTAATGCAGATGAAATGTTTGCACTTTATGATGTAATCCGACTTTATCGTGATAAATGTCCAATTAATACTTTTGGTGTTGGCAAAGTTATGTCTGCTGGTGTTCTTTTACTTGCATCGGGAACCAAAGGACAACGTAGAATTGGAAAGCATTGTCGTGTCATGATTCATTCAGTAATTGGTGGAAGCACAGGTTCTTTCCATAATCTTGAAAATGAAATGGAAGAAATTCGTTATATCCAAAAGACATATCTAAAAGCACTTTCAGAAGAAACTGGAACTTCCTATAATGAACTTAAAAGAATGATTGATAGAAAAGTAAATGTATATCTTTCAGCAGAAGAAGCAGTTAAACTTGGAATTGCAGACATTATTGTATAAACTGACTATTTATTAGTATGCCAAACATGAAAACAGATAAATCAATGAAAAACTTTTCTAATTTAACTACAAAGCAATCTCATAATATCTCAATAAATGAATTGCTTTCTCTTATTAAAGAAGTAGAACATAATGTTAATAACGTTAAAAACGTTATTAATGAACAAGAGAGTGGTGAAAGATTTAGTGTAAGTATTCCAATTCCTAAATTAACACCCACAGAGGCTTGGGGAAACCCAGAGAATCAATCTCGTAAAGATATAGATAGAATTTTTGCTTCTATTATTAGAGAAGGTGATATCAAGCAAAGAATTGACCACGTTAATTCATTCCTTGATCCAAAACAGGCTACTAAAAAAGCGCCCGGTGGTAAAGTCAATACATTACTTAACATGCTTCAAATTATTGAAGCATTACAGGCTGCATTAAATGATTATAATGAATCTTCTGCTGGTTTCGTATTTGAAGGATTTATGGCCGCTTTAACAGGCGGCAAACAAATAACTGGTCTTGTTGGCGGTACTTTACCAATTGAAGACTTTATAACTGCGGATAATGAACAAGTCAGTTTAAAACTATTAAGTCCAAAAACTGGTATTCATGGTAGTTTTACTAATTTGATTGATTATCTGTTCCTTCGTGGTAATGCAGGACAGCCAAGTATTAAATATCTTGTTGCTTATAAAGATGTAGAAGGAAAAAATGTTTCTAAACTTGCAATTTATGATTTCATAATTTCAAGAGAAAATTTTGTTGAGATTATGCAACACACAAATAATACTGACTTACTTGGTAAAAACCTTGAAGTATTCAAACAACACGTTGCTAATTGGGAAGATTCTCCACAATGGCGTTTAAAAATGGCTGAGATTCTTAAACAAACGCCCGGTTATGACCAAAAAAGAGGTATGTATATTAAAAATCTAGACCCCTCTGGTGATAGAATTGAAATAGATACTGGCGACGATGAAGAAGAAGTAGGAAAGCCCGGTTATGAACAACGTGTAAAGGGCGGCTTTTTAATGAATTTCAAAAATGATATTAAACAAGCAGGTACAGAATTTGGTCGTTCCGGTGGTGATGCTCTTAATTTTGATGATTGGTGGAAACAAAATGTAACACCAGATGTATTGGACCAACTTGGCAAACAAAATTTAAGTGATAAAACTAAGAAAAACTTTGTTAAAGATATGAAAGCACTATTTGACGATGCTGCAAATAAAGCAAAACCTTTAAATGAGTCATATTCTTATTTTGGTAATTTTGATGCAAGAGAAAAACAATTTCTTTTTGAAGCCAAGGCTCCATCTGGTGATGGAGGAGGTCAATGGTCAATTAGTGGTGCAAACTTATTGACTATGCAACAAATTGCCCAAACACGTTTCTATGGTGAATTAAATCTTTCACAAGCAAACATTAATCAACTTACTAAGATTTATGTTGATAAAATTGGAAATGACTTAATGAGATTGTTACAAACAACAAAAGAATTTACTGAAAATATTGGTAGATATTTTAGTGCTGATAATAGAGCAGAAGCCATGAATGCAAACAAAACAGCCATTTCCCAAGGTGGTCAAATTATCACAAGTTTGGCATCCGACCCTGCTGCTAAAACAAGTGAAGAAACTTAATAACTTGACATTTTAATTCATCTGGTTATATTATTGCTCAACAACGGAGTTATTATGAGCAAACAATTTAATGATGGTCGTGCTTTAAGTGAAGCAATTCTTAAAGGTGCGAACGTTTTGGCAGACAATGTAGTTTCTACTTTGGGTCCAAGAGGAAGAAATGTTATTCTTCAAGAGAAAGGCAAGACACCTATTGTAACCAAAGATGGTGTAACAATTGCTTCATTTATTGACCTTGACGACCCATTTGAAAATTTGGGAGCACAAATCATCAAACAAGCATCACAACAAACAGCAACACAAGCTGGTGATGGTACAACTACTTCTATTGTATTGTCCCGTGCTCTATTGCGTGAAGCACAGAAATATATTATCTCTGGTGTGTCTCCCGTAGAAATCAAGAGAGGCATGGATAAAGCAACTTCTTTGATTGTTGAACGACTAACACAAATTGCTATTCCTATTTCATCAGAAGAGGATATTCAACATATTGCTACAATTTCTGCAAATAACGATAAAGCAATAGGAAAACTTATTGCAACTGCCGTAGATAAAGCAGGAAAGGATGGAGCAATTACTATTGAAGAAGCACGTTCTTTGGAAACTTCTCTTGATGTAGTTGAGGGTTTTCGATTTGATTCTGGCTATTTAGCAACAGCATTTATTAATGATGAAAAGCGTGGAGTTGTTAAATACGAAGAACCTTACATTCTTGTTACGGATCGCAAGTTTGATTCCGTTCAAGATATGCTTCCTGTTCTTGAACTTATCGCAAGAGAGGGCAAGCCATTTGTTATCGTAGCAGAAGAAATTGAAGGGCAAGCACTTGCTGCTCTCATTATGAATGCTATGCGTGGCACAATGAAAGTAGCAGCAGTTAAAGCACCACGATATGGAGAAGAACGACGAAACATTTTGAAAGACCTTGCAATTTCTGTTGGAGCAACATTTGTCTCTACTGAAAGTGGTGTGAAGATTGGTGATGTTAAACTGAAAGATTTTGGTAGAGCAAAGAAAATTGAAATTGCCAAATCTCAAACCACAATTGTAGGTGGTAAGGGAGAATTGTCAGAAATCGATGCAAGAATCGAAGCAATCAAAGCGGAATTATCGCAAACAGAATCGATGTACGAATGCGAACGCCTCCAAGAAAGAATTACTAGACTTGCTTCTGGCATTGCTATTATTCGTGTTGGCGCTTCTACTGAAATTGAGTTAATCGAAAAGAAGCATCGTATTGAAGATGCTTTGGAAGCAGTACGTTCAGCACAACAAGAAGGTATTGTTGCGGGTGGTGGTGTTTCGTTAATGCGTGCTTCCGAAGGCATCAGTTATGAAATTGATAATGACGAACAAAAGTTTGGTGTTGAAATTGTATTGAAAGCACTTGAAGAACCAGTACGTCAAATGGCATCTAA